GGTATTCAGCCCCCCTTTCCCTGTAATCCTCACGATCACACGGAAAGCATTATGCGGCGTGCCCTCCACTGTTACTGTGCCGCCAGCCTTTTCTGACACCGTAACCTCTGTTACTGTCCCCGCCGTACTCGCCAGTACCGGCAGACACAGGATTTTTGCAGAGCCGTTCTCCACACTGTCCATCACGGCATCCGCCAAAGGGCTTAATCCCAGCTTTTCTTTGATTTTCGCCGCACTCATCGTTCCCGTAATAGATACCGACTCTGCAGTGTCCACGGGGGACGCGCCGATCTTAACATGGATGCCGGTACCCTGCTGACCCGGCTGCTGAAGCTGTCCGTCTGTGATGCTGTATCTAACATCCCTAAGCATATCTTCTCCTTCCCGCTGACTGCCGGAACTGTTTTACCGACTCAGCATATTCTTTCTCTGTCACTTTTTTCCCTCTTGCCCATCCCTGCCGGGCACATGTCCCTGCATGGATCTCGGCGGGTATCTTCATCCGCTCCTGCAGTGTTTCCACCGAAAGCAGTATTTCCTTTGTACGGGGCATCTCATTTTCCTTTCTGGACTTCCACTTCCACGTCCTGCAAACGCGCCATATCTGTGTTCTGATACAGACCGCCATGGCACAGAACCTTGATCTGCACCGCTACCTTCGCATGCAGGATATGGTCTTTTTCATTCATCCACTGGGCTTCTGCCGGGTCGATGGACACATAGTCCCCGCTCACATAGATCCCTTTTTTCAGTTTTAGAAGAAATTTTTCATAAGTTTCCTCTGCACTTTCCTGCGTAAAGTCCCCAATGATCACTGTATAAGTGATGTCACGGGAAAACAGCTTCGTCCTGCGCATGTTCCGCCCGTCCTCTGCTGTAAAAAATCGCTTTCCGGTACTGCGCTCTAACTGGTCATCTTCGCACAGTACCGCACTGATCCGGCTCTCGGCGCTGTTCGCCATCCGTTTTAAGGATAAAAACGGCTCCCTTTCACATCCTGCCGCTTTCAGCGCCCGGATCAGTTCCTCCTGACATTCTGTATACATTCCCATTAGCTTTCCTCCAACGCTCCCTCAAGTTCTGCCCGGATCATCTTGTCATCATCCTCCGATATGCCCAAAAACGGTCGGGCGGGGATCCTGACATGGACCTGCTTCGTACTGATCCATACCCCGTTTACTTTAAAGCGGAGCACAGGACCTTTCCTCGCCCGGATCGTCCGCTCATCTCCAAACTGATGTGTCGCCGCCCGGATGTCATTTGTCCCGACAGCCCACCCTCCTGCAGACGCCGTGGATCGGATGGAAGTCTTAAGCTTTGCGGTTTCCGTCAGGGTTTTTCCGCCTTCCTCCCGTGCACGGATGGAAGGCTTCCATTTCTTCCCTTCCGGATCCTTTTCTAAACGGAATCGCTCCATTGTCGATGTCCGGATCCCTTCCGCAATAGATTTATTGATCCCTTTTACATCCAGATCCGCCATCATCTGGAGGCGTTTGATCAGACGTCGGTTATCCCCAGTCACTTTTACATGCACAGATCCCATGTCTTACCAGCCCTTCATCGTATCTCTTGAAAACAAGCGCTGCGAGCTTTGGATCTGGAAGCCCCTTCCCGCAGCCTGCTCCTGTGTATCCCCTCCGCCGCCGGTTCCGATATTGATCGTCCCCTTCGCGACCCCTTCCAGAAACTTGATTGCCGACTGGTATCTGTTTAAATAAGTTTTATCCCGATCCTGCTCATCAATTCCAATCCGGGACATCAGGTTATACACGGCAATGTCCTTCGAAAATTTATTCAGCACCCTCGGTGCCGGGGACATCGGCACATCATAGCGTTTTGCCAGATATCCGTCGATTTCTGCGTCCGCATCTGTAACCGCCTCTTCCACATAGGGCACCAGCCGTCTTCTGCGTTCTTCCAAATCCTCTATGTACTCATCCCCAAGTAATGCGTCATACGCGCTTTCCTTGATTGCCCCGAGTACCTCTTCCACTGTACAATATGCCATCCTGCCGCCTCCCCGTTTTCAATCAGCCCATTGAAGACGCTGTGCCTGTAGATCCATATGCCATCTGCCAGAAGCCATATCCGACGCCGTCCCGCGCATCTACGCCGTAAAGATACTCGCTGCGCATGAATACGTTGTCATCTGTTTCTTTTGTCATGGCAGTAAATTTTGCCTTCCTGCGCTCCTGAAAAATAAAAGGTTTCAGGGAGCGCTTTGTGCAGAGCAGATACCACTGTGTCGGCTTGTCTGCCAGCTGCGACCATACGACCACTTCCGCCAGTCCCTTGTTGATGTTACTGGTTCCATTGATCAGCTCTGCCTCAAGGATCATACGCGCTTCCTTTTCCAGCGCCGGAGGCACCAAAAGCACGTTCGGGACAATGTTCAGCGGCTGTCCCTTTTCATTTTTCAGGCTCATGATCGACTGGCGCGCCATCTGGAAGGATTCTGTATCCAGCTTTGCATCCCCCTTATTGCTACAGGTAATATCGCCGACCTTATGGCTTTCGCTGAAAAATGGCTGCCCATCGTAACATTTCTCCGTAAAACCATTTTTTACAGCTTCCGACACACGCTCATCTTTATGCAGCGCGGTGCTTTCGCCCATCGCTTCCATCATCGGCGTATATACACCATAATTGTCATCTTCGATGTCATCGCGCGGCACGCCTACCGTCAGCTCAAACTTCTCGTTTGCAATACTGTATGCATTATCTGACACCTTCTGGATCTCTCTTTCTCCGATCCACTTTTTCAGACCGGGGATTGCCCCGAGCCATCCATATAAATTTGCCCCGGTTGATGACGGCACGGTTGTTGCCACCTTGTCAGCCAGCGTCTCCACATTCTCACGCCCGCGGTTAAAAGCAGCGGAATAACCGATCCTAAGCTGCTCTAATGATGCATTTGTTACTAACATTTCCCTGTCCTCCTCGTTATCCGATCTTGACGGTCACGCCGTCATCCATTACTTCTAAGATCTGCCCTGCCGGACTGGATCCCTCTGCTGTCAGCGTCAGCGTAGTCGCATCCGACACATACGCCGTTTTTAACAGGTCTGTCTGCTTGATGGTCTTATCATTTGCCATCACAAACGCCCCACGGCGCACGCCCACAACCTTCGCGCCGTCTGCACCCAGCCGGTTGTCCGCCCTTGCCTGCGCCACTCCGGCAATGATAAGATTTTCCGCTTTGGAAGCCGGTATGGCATACCCATCTGCATTCAGGGCAACCATTGTCCCCGGCAGGATTTCCTGCCCCGCTGCAACTGGCAGGACGATATTGCTGTAGCCTGTCCGTTCATTTCCGATCCGTTCCATCTTTTTTATGCCTCCTTATCTCCGTATTTTTCAATATCTTCCTTTGACATCCCGAGATTTTTAAGCACAAGGCTGTCCACTTCCCCTTTTTTATGGATTGCCAACTGGTCAGCCCCAAGTTTCCCCATCGGGACAACAGGGGATGCTTTTTCTAAAAATCCGCTGAAACCTTCCGGATCTTTCAGGGCATACTGGCTTGCCCACTCCTTCTGCGCTGCAGAGATCTTGCCCTCCTTCAGTGCCAGCGCCACAGCTTCATCCGCATCCTTTTTGGCGATCTGCTGTTTTAAGGCTGCCAGTTCCGCTGCCACGTCCCCGCCGTTTTTCATCTGCTGGATCTTTCCGGTCACATCCTCTGTTTTCGCATCATTTTCCAGTCCCAACATGGACAGGATCGTGCTGTTCGCCACGACTTCCGTGCCTTTTTTCATCAGTGCATCCACTGCATTTTTCACATCCTCTTCCGTTGCCGTCTCTGGCAGTCCGAGCATGGCTGCAAGTGCTTTTAAAAATTCCATGTCTTCTCCTCCTTGTGGATCATCTATTTCCCCAGCCGGGAACCCGGCAGAGTTTACGATTGCAAACATCCCGTCGATCGCCGGGGTGTTTGTCAGCGCCACCGAATGCAAACCGATGGCTTTCCTGTCTTTCCTGCGTACTGTCACCACAGGGGACAGATAACGGTATTCCCTGTTTTTCAGGTATTCTTGCGCTTTTGGCGTCCACTCCACTTTTGCCACCAACGCATCATCCCCTTTATAAATATCCTTGATCCATCCGCCCGCTGGAGCTTGGACATCCTTCAGGGTCTGGTGCTCATAGTCGATCACGAGATCCAGATGCCGTCCTTTAAACTGCGCCATGATCGTCCTGCAGCTTTCGTCATCTACCTCAAATGTCCCTTTCATGCTCTGTACCCGTCCCAATGGCAGGATCTTCACTTCCTGCGGGACTCCTTCCAGTGATGCAGGGTCTGCGGCACAGATCATTGTCTCCTGCTCTCTCTTCATCGCCATTATCATCCTCTCTAACGCCGTTATAACGCGTCATTTTGCATTTATTTGCTTTCAGCCGCCATTTCCCCGCACGGATGCTTTTTCACGCTGTTTTTTCCGTATCAGGTCATGCTCTTTTTTTACGTCCTGATACACCGCGCGCAGGTCGGGTCTGATGCTTTCCAAATCCGGTCGGAATACATTTTTTGCAGGGTTCGCAGAAAAACCTTTATCTGGATAATAAAAGACTGCCTCCCCCGTCCGCCTGTCCACCTCATGCGGCATCAGGTTCTCCACGGTCAGATGTCTCTCCCTCACCTGCGCTTCCGTCAGGGATACCACCATGCACCTGCACCGGAACCCGTTGGGCGGATACCAGATGTCCCATACAGGGTCATCCCATCGGTATACCCTGTTTTCCATTGCTACATGGGCAGGACGTACATTCCCATCCCCTGCCGTCTGGTACTGCCAGTATGGGCGGCGCTTTGCAACCTCCGGCTCCGTCATTGCCTTATAATGCCCCGCATTATATGCAGTCTGCAGGTTTGTCCTAAAGATAACATCCGCCCGCCACGGGCTGATTCCCTTGTACCCTGCCCGCTCCAGGAAGCCGTTCATCTGCTCCCGAAACGTATCCATAGTCGTCCCATTCTCTACCGCCGCTTCAAGCTCCTGCAGGAACTGCTCCAAGATTTCAAGCGCTGTATAGCCGGATACGGTAAATGCTTTCGCTTTCGCTTCATCCTCCAGCTTTTC